TGGAACTGGTAATGACCTAGAAATTTATCACGATGGTGGAAATTCATGGGTAAGAGAATCTGGAACTGGTGCTACTTATATAGATAGTAATGGAGCAGGGATAAGAATTACTAAAGATGGTGCCAATGAATCAATGGCTCACTTTAATACAGATGGAGCAGTAGAGCTATATTATGACAACAGTAAAAAGCTTGAGACAATATCAAATGGCGTTAATATTACAGGAGATATTGTTGCTACTGGTGATTTTGAGACAACAGGTGCTAACGATCATTTTAAATCACACAGTACAAGTTCTGGTAAATGGGTAAGAATGTATGCAGCTGGCGGTACAGGTCAGTGGGATATCTATGGTAACGGTGCTAACTTACGTTTTAGTGACAATGCTAGTGCTGGTAGCGTAGTCTTTGACCGAAACGTAGATGCAAACGGCGGTCTTGACGTATTAGGATCAACCACATTTGACGCTGGTAGCGTAACAAATGCACTTCAAATACAAGCAACTGGCAGTTACAATTTATACTCATACCACGATAGCGGTGGTGTTGGTTGGGCTACTGGTGCTTCGAGTAGCTACGGAGAATTACTTTATTTAGATGAAAGCAATAGTCAAATTCAGCTTTATACTGGTGGTTCATTAAGAGTAAGCGTAACTTCGACAGGTGTACAAATACCAAACGACTCAGGAAAAATGACGTTTGGAACTGGTAATGACCTAGAAATTTATCATGATGGCTCAAATTCATTTATAGACAATAGTACAGGTGGTCTTTATATAAGGGATACATCTGGAGGAGATATACGGATTCAAGGTAAATCAGGAGAAGATAGTATTATTTGCAACGATGACTCAAGCGTAGAACTCTATTTCAACAACAGTAAAAAGTTTGAGACAACAGTTAATGGCACTGAGTTAAGAGGAACTTTTCATAAATGCGAAGGTCACTTTAGACCATATAACAACAATACATGGGATTTAGGTACTTCTAGTGATCGTTGGAGAAATATATACACCAATGACCTTAATTTATCTAACGAAGGTTCATCTAATGATGTCGATGGAACTTGGGGTGATTGGACTATTCAGGAAGGTGAAAATGACTTGTTCTTAAAAAATAACCGTTCTGGTAAGAAGTATAAATTTAATTTAACGGAGGTATCATAATGTCTCTATATTTTAGTGACGAAGCTCAAACAAGAGCAGCACACGTTGTTAACTTTTCTAGTTTAGTTTATACAACAAGACGGCAACTGTCTAACAATGGTACGACTGAAATGATGTTTGCAGATTTTGGTAATTATAATAAAAAAGAAAGTGGCAGTATTCTTGCTTTTACAGGATTTCTTTTCGGTAGAAATGACCAAAGTGATTTTGGTAATGTGGATGTAAAAATAGGAGCGTCATTTAATAGCAGTTCATTCGTTGTTAGTGGTGGAACAGGAGCAGATCAGGGGGCTGGAACTTACACACACGTTGGTGCAAACGGATCAAAACTTTTAATGTTATGTGGACAAATTACAGGTTATACAGCTACAGGTAACTCATCCCTTATAGCTACTTATAGATCTGGTACCAGTGGAGGTGGTAGACCTTTTGCCTTAATTAACCCTCAAAATTCTGATAGCGGTCAAATAGACGACAATTACCGTGGCTCTAGAATAAACATTTGGGAGATTTTATTATGAGATACGAAAGCACTTTTTTATCTGCTGTTGAAAATCTTTGTGGTGGACCATATTTTAGTTTGGTAGGTGATGAAGATACATATGAAAACATTACATATTGGTATGTAGGAAACGGAAACCTAACTGACGAAAGTAAAATACCAACTAAAGCAGAAGTAGAAGCAGAAATAGAAAGACTTAAAAAAGAAGAAGTCTATAAAAAACAAAGAACAGGGCAAGAGGTTGATGGCGTTATTACTACAGATACGATATATCCTCCTATTGCAGATCAACTAGATTACATTTATCACCACGGTATAACCAAGTGGAAGAAAGATATAGTAGATCCTGTTAAAAAAAAATACCCAAAACCTTAAACACAAATGGCAATTACAAAAACTTGGGAAGTTAATACACTTCAAAGAGAACTCTCAGATGGCTACGTAAATAAAGTTATCTATAGAGTGAAAGGTTCTGACGGAACTTACGAAACAAGAGCTACAGGTGAAGTAGATTTAGAAAAACCTGAGACTCTTATACCTTATAAAGATCTAACACAGGAAACTGTAATAGGTTGGGTCAAAGCGAAACTTGAAGCACAAGAGACTGGAACTGTAGCAAAAATTGAATCTGCAATAGATGCAAACATTAATCTACAGAAAACACCTACTCATGGTACAGGTACTCCTTGGAGCTAAGTGGAACTTCCACTATTATTGTTACCGGATCCAATACCGTTAAAAACAATATCCATACCTTTACCTACAGCTGACGTACCTTCTTACACTCCTTTGGTTGTACCTCCTAATGAATTAAAAGAACCAAAAGGTACAAAGCCTGTAAAAACGGTTGAGCCACCTAAACCTACATTACCACCGCCCTTTCCACCTTATCCTTTACCTCCAGCTGATGTTGTAGTTGCTACAACTATAGCTGCCGTTTCTGCTGTTGCAGCAACAACTATAACTCAACCGATTATAGAAAAACTTAGGAAAAAGATACAGAAATTCTTACAAGATAAAATAAAGAAATGGAAAGAAAACCGGAAGAAAAAAAAGGAATCTTCTCAAAACTCAAAGAAAATATAGATGACCATGAAGAACAGATGGCAGTACTTGGTGCAGCAGTGCGCCTTGGTGTTGTTATTTGGAGTGGATTTATTATTACATTAAGTTATGTAGAGTTACCTATGGTCAAAAAGTCAGCTACAGCAGGCGATATCACGTTCGTGGCTTCGATCTTTACGGGCGCGCTGGCAACATTTGGTTTGTCCACAGGTAACGGCAACAGTAAAAACAAAGACAAAGAACAAAAACCAAAAGCATGAAAAAATTAATCTTGCTTTTAGCTCTGTTATCACCCAGCATAGCTAGAGCCAACACAGTAACCCCACAATTTACTACAGGGTCAATGAACTCAACGACTACTACAACTCAGACTATAACTGAGGTAGAACAGCGTCAGGTGTTCGGAGCTGAAGTAAAAACATGGAACGGTACAAACATAACACCATCAGCAGATATTGCTGGTAGCGGTACAACATTTACTGTAACTAATGCAGCTAATCCTTGGACATTAGAAACTACATCAAGATCTGCTGGGTTAGTAGAACAATGGGATACCACAAGAAACTTTACAATAAACTCCACTACTACTTCGCTCTCTGTCTTCTCACAGTAAGCCCAGTTTTAGCAGAAGGAGATACAAATAATAGTAGCAATCCTGTGGCTGCTGCCACTGGAAACGTTACGAATCAAGCCGTCCAATTTCAAAATAATGGTGCTTCTTCACGTCAAATGTATGGACCTTCTATACAATGCAACGGAAGCACTATGACCTTTAGCCCTTTCTATATGGGCAACCATACTAATCCATATTCTGAAAAAGAAGATATAGAAGGATTACATCCATCTGGTTATCAGTTAAATGAGAACTGGGGATTTCAAATTAATTTTATGGTTCCGCTAGATAGAAGTGGTTTGCAGCAATGTAGAGATATAGCTGCACGTCAAGAAGAAAAGATGAGATTAGACTACGAACTTGTTCGCGCATTGAAATGTGCAGAACTACAACAAAAGGGTTTTACCCTAAGACCGGGAAGCCGTGTCGAACATATGTGTCACGACATAGTCCCTATTCAATCATTATTACCACAAAAAAATGTTAGCACTAATAAAACCTCTCGTTTTAACTTCATTAAAAAGTGACAAATTCAAGAAATTTGTAATTGAGCTACTAGAAAAATTAGTAGAACAAACAGACAACGATTTAGATGATAAAGCATTAGCTATAGTCAAAAAAGGACTAGGCATGTAATGGCTAACGTCAGTTTAAAAATCGGCAAACACAAAAGTCGGACTGGCGGACTCACTAAAGCTGGTCGAGAAAAATACAACAGAGCTACAGGCTCTAACCTAAAAGCACCTCAACCGGGTGGTGGTCCTCGTAAAAGATCATTTTGCGCTCGCATGTCGGGTGTCAAAGGACCAATGAAAAAACCAAACGGCAAGCCTACTCGTAAAGCTCTTGCCCTTCGCAAATGGAAATGTTAATTATGCCAATGGGAAAAGGAACCTATGGTTCTAAAAGAGGCAGACCTCCTGCCAAAAAAAATGGTACAGCCAAAAAATTAATGGCTAAAAACCCAAAGCTACCTAGAGCTGTAGCTAAAGCTATATCCAAAAATATGAAGAAAAAATAATGGCACATAAAGGCAAGGGCTCATGTGGCTCAAAAGGTAAAGGCGGAAAAAAAGGGTATAGATAATGGCTAAACGCGGACTCTATGCTAACATTCACGCCAAACGTCTAAGAATCAAAAAAGGTTCTGGCGAGAAAATGAGAAAACCCGGAGCTAAAGGTGCTCCTACTGCTGCAAACTTTAAGCGTGCAGCTAAGACAGCTAAAAAAAGATAAAAAAAAAAGCAACCGAAGATCAATTCAACGAGTTGCATAATCTAGTTACAAAGGAGTTCCTCTCTCGCATTAAAGCTGGAGAGGCAACTACTCAAGATTTAAAAGCAGCTTGCGATTGGTTAAAAGCTAATGATATTAGCGGAGTTGCTTATGACGGCAACCCTCTGTCAAAACTTGCAAAGGTTATGCCAACTGTTGATCCAGAATTAGTACAGGCTAAACTCTATGGCAGAAACAGCTAAATACTACAGATCCAACCCAAAAGCTAGAGCAGTCAGACTCAAGCAACAAAAAAAATACAACAAAACTAAAAAGGGATTAGCCCTACGTGTTAATGCAAACAGACTTAATAGACAACTTGGTACCTACGGAAATGGTGATGGGCGAGACGCTGCTCACTATAAGGGGAGTACTACCAAGGGCAGACTCCAAAGTCCATCCAAAAACAGGAAAAGCAGACTCAAAATACGTAAATGACCCCTCTACTACCTAAACCAGAACATTACTTACACAATTTAATAACCATGACAAGCCCCGAAGCAAAACGCCTTTGGAGGCGTGCGATTAAAGAGCATTTTAATTGTCAATGTGTTTATTGCGGAGAAACTTATGAACTTAAAGAACTTACACTCGATCACGTCATTT